ATTGGTATTCATCTTTACATTGCTGCCAAAAATCCGCTTCTTCATAATAGAGAAAATACTCTTCTGAAAGCAACCCTTTTTCCATAAAAACTTTTTTCGGCACAAACATAGATGCTCCTACTAAAAAATCGATCGTATCTATTTTTTTTTCATCTGTTACAAAATGTGTCGTCCCAAAAAATCGATTTAACGAATTACCTAGTGCCTGAACCCGTTGTGGTTCATAATAGTATCGTAATGTTGATCCACAAATTGCAGTTGGACGGTTCTGACTATAGGAAGCCAATGTTTGTAGTGCCGCAGAATCAACTACAGTATCATTATTTAAAAGCCATATATAGTCACAGTCACATTGCTTTAACGCATACACAATACTAATATCCAATAGTTATTTAAATTTATTCAAACTCATTCAAAATGGCATAAAATAGAGCTTTGTGGGAAAGTGCTATAGTAATACCTTACTCAGATTAACGCAGGTTTATCTATTTATTTTTGACGAATTTTTGACGGCAAAAGAGGACTCCGGTTATGGAATCCTCTTTTTCTTATTCACCTTCTTTTATTCTTTTCTCCGCAATATCATAATATACGTCTGTCTTTTCAAAACCGATGTACTGTCGGTTATGTTTCTTGGCCGCTACACACGTCGTGCCACTGCCAGCAAATGGATCCAAGATAACAGCTTCTTCCGGGACAATTTGCACCAACTCTTCCATGAGCGGCGTCGGCTTGCCCGTTAAGTGGAACTTATCTTTTTGCCGCACCGGGAAATCATAGCAGCCAGGATACGGTCCTGCATGCTTGGCATGTGGACACTTTCCATTTGTGCCCCATATGATATATTCACACTGGTGTCTAAAGTAGCCTTTATGCGGTGCTCTGGCTCCGCCACCTTTATTCCATGCGACTATGCCTCGCCAAATCAATCCGCCCATCTGCAGGGCATCTGAAGCCGCGGGAAGCTGCCGCCAATCCGTAAACATCAGGAAGTATCCTTCCGGCTTCAGGACACGCTGGCAATCATTGATCCACAACGCACACCAATGCATCCAAGACCGCTGATCCATTGTATCACCAGCAAAATCTGGTCGATGAACAATTTTATTTCCCGATTGTTCATACTTACTGGACGGAGTCTGCGCTCGCGCATTTGCTGTTTGACCACCGCTGCAGTACGGTGGATCGGTAATAACTGCATCCACGGAATTATCTTCAAGCTGCTGCAGTAATTCGATAGAATCACCGCACGTAATTTGATTTAAAAATTTTTCGTTCGTATACAACCACCTCTTAATAATAAATTCTAACTAGTCTACTATTAGTGTAACACGTCGATGGTTATAAGGCAAACATTTGTTCTGTTTTTTTTCAAAATCAAGGTATGATTAAATGATTGGTATCCGATGATGGTATATAAGCTTTTCTTATAGTATCATTATAATATTTTTTAAACCATCGATATTTTTCCTGAATTTTCTCTGGGTACTCCGTGTGTTGTAAGCATTCTATCAAATTTTTCCTTACATTCCCTATAAATTTATCATAATTCTCTGGCTCATTAAATTCTTCCCACTGTGATAGATAATCAAGAAAATATTTTTTATCTTTTGTATCCCGTTTGATGATTCCTCTAAGATAATTTGCTTCCATCTTAACTGAGTTAGCTTGACCAGGATGCTTAAGATCCTCACATATAGTAGATAGTTCAATAATTATTCGCGGATAAATGGCACTTTCTTCTTCTAGTTCATAGGCTTTAACCATTGCAGGGCCAAAACAAATATTTTTGTCGTGATGCATCAATCCACAAGTAACAGCTCCTCTAACATAAATACCTCGCTCTACTAAATTAATACAAATAGAGATTAAATCTATAAGTATGTGAAATAGCCCGCCACCAATCTCAAGCTTAGTAGAGTACGAAATTACAATACTGTCAGAAAACACAGACACTTCTTTATACACTCCATATTCAGATAGAAAACCATGATAATTGTCTTGTCTTATGCTTGCAATATCACTCAATACTTGCATTATTTTTTTTTGGTAAGCAATATTATTGATTGTGCATTTTATCATGTTCTTAAATCCTAAGATATCAAGAAATGCAACAAATTTTTTTTCATAAACCATTGTGACAACCCTTTTATCCTTTATATTCTATATTTGATTTAATTGTAATAAAACTATACTTTTAATAATACATCAAAATATCGGATAGTGTCAAACAATCAATGTTCGCAAAAACCATCAACCTCCGAATGGGATTAAGCAGTCTTTGCTACTTGTAGTTGAAGCTCGGTAATAATTTTAGGGTTAATGTAAGAACGCCCGCTGAACCAATCTTCACTGTACTCAATGAGATAGCTTGTGACAAGCCGGACGTATGAATCCATACTGGGGAAAATTCCAACGACTCTAGTCCGGCGCCGGATTTCCCTATTTAATCGTTCCAGTAGATTCGTAGATGAGATTTTTCCAGCATCAATTTCTTGGAAACTGAAAAATTGAAGCGATTCTTCGAGGCCCTCTTCTAATAAGGATATGGCCTGCGGATACTGAACTTCATGGTCATTCATGAATGTATTCGCATATTTTTGAGCACTCTCGTAGTCCGGCTGTAGCCAGATTTGCTTGAGCTTTGCGGCAAACGATTTTTTATTTTTACCAGAAACATGCGCCAATATATTTCGCATAAAATGAACCTTGCACCGTTGCCAGGAGCAGCCGAGAAACGCTTCTCGGGCAGCTTTTACTAGGCCTTTATGGGCGTCAGATACGACCAAACATAAGACACAGAACTTAATCTCTATCACTAAAGAGAGATGTCCGCGGTTTTCCCTTTTTATATATCTAAAAATAGGTTGTCATGAAAGACCAATAATGAGATAATAATATATAGTATATGGATACAAAGTACTCAATGTAAAATGTAGTATCAATTGATACTGTGATGATTGACCGTGAACTTTGGGAGTGTTATACTAATGGTATTAAACAGTAATGAAAATAAACACATAGAGAGTCAATTAGAGGTCAATAGTTATCTTGCTAAACTAAAATATTCAATAAAAAATTCACAAGCCAGTTTGCAATTTCAACAAAAACGAAAAGTGGATGCAAATAGAGATGAACAATTCACTAATCGATTTACTGTCTCCGATTTGTTTCCGAATGAAGATGTTACAAAAGTTCTTAAAAGTGAATTGTTAAAATTGAACCTTGAAAATTATATAGAAACAGTTAAGGATCTTCGTTTTCCTAAAAAAAAAGAGATGAGAGTTTTTGGAAAAAGGTATAAAAAAGATGTATATATAAAAATACGAGTTAATTTATTGAATTGTGATAGTTTTGGTGTGAATAATGTTATATTTGTAATGTCATTTCATTATGCAGAACATCCATTTAGTACATCTGATTTTCCATATGCAAAAAAGTAGGTGGATAAAATGAAAACAATAAGGAAAGAATTAAAATTATGTTATTCTTGTATGGAAAAACATGAAGTTGAAATTGTGGAGGTTGAAGAAACTAATACGTTTAAGGGAGAAAGTGTGACTTTTAATGCTATCTATGAGTATTGTGTGAATACAGGTGAGTATTCAGAAACAGAAGAATTAATGAAAGCAAATGATTTAGCTCAAAAAGATGCATATAGGAGAAAAGTTAGACTTTTAACGTCGGATGAGATAAAAAAGATAAGAAGTAAGTATGGAGTTAATCAAAAAGACTTTTCCGAAGTGTTGGGGTGGGGCCAAGCGACTATCGCTAGGTATGAAAATCATCAAGTACAAGATCGCGCACATGATAATATTTTAAGAAAAATAGATATTGATCCGAAGTGGTTTATTGAACTATTAGGTCACGTAAAATATAATATTGACAAATATGAGGTATATTTGTCAAATGCTAATGCATTGTTGAAGTCAATGGGAAATTTTTATGTTAAAAGTAGTACATCATATAATTATAACTTTACTAGAATTTCGTGTAATAAAGAAGATGAAATTGAAACTTCTTGTCGGCCATCATATAAGAATGAGAAAGTTTCTTTTACTTTGATTACTGATGCAGCATAGGGGGCGGTAAGTTTGAAAGAAAGTCAATTCCAGCTAATTGGTAAGCCAAAGTTGAACCGTTTTGAGTATCAGACTAATAAAAATTTTACTTTTTCAAAAGAATTACAGCTTGAACTTAATAGTCAGATTACCATTGCTAGAAATACAGAAAAAGAATCACATAAGGCAAGTGTCCTACTAAAAACAGAAATATTTGGAGAAAAACAATTATCTGAAGTCCCTTTTCAATTCAATATGGAAATTGAAGGTTTTTTCCAATGGAATGATGAATTGGCAGCAGATGAACAACTTTTGGATTCGTTATTAAATCAAAATGCACCTGCGATTCTTTATAGCTATTTGCGACCATTGATAACATTAATTACAGTAGAAGCAGATATGCCACCATTAGTAATACCTTTAATGAATTTTAAAAAATGAACTACAAAAAAGAGAGATCTTAGAGGGCACACCAAATTCTGTGTAAACTCCATATAGTGGTGCAAAATAGTAAGAACGTACGAGTCAGCGGCTATATCGTTGGCTCGTTTTCAATATAACAACAAAGATGCTTCTCTATCAAAAATAAGCCCCGACATATGGCCAGGGCGAACTTGTTACCATTCTTTTACCGTATAATTCACAGCCCCAGCCTTTTTACCGTCAGCGCTCACGTATACCATCGCTTCCACACGCCCAGCTTGATACCCAACGCCAGCATACGCCTTATTATCCGCATATAATACTCCAGCTTTTATTTTGTGGTTGTTACGTAAATTTATTTTATACACGTCCACTTTGTTCTGGTCCGTATTTGCGGTAACGATAGTACGGTCTGTCTTTTCTGTTGCGGCCGCGGGCAGGGATGCATCATTTTTGTTAATCGATTCCGCTGTACTGTCCGCTGCTTTTCCCAGAGTCGGAGCTTGCACATAATACGTAGCGGCTGGCTCCTGCTTTCCATCGTGTATATACTGGACTCTTTCGACGATTTGCCCCGCAGTTTTGCTGTCTACACCCAATTCTTTCTGTATTTTTTGAGGATTTGTGGCATCCTCTATTTTTAGTACCTTAGCGCCATTCTGAGAGCTTTTAACGTGTTCCGCTACAAAGTATGTACACAAGGTCGCTAAAATGGCTATAAAGAGCAAATAGGCTATATCTTTTTTGTGGGTTTCAATAAAATTCTTTAATTTGTCCACGTAAGCCTCCTAACTAAAAAAAGCCGGCAGGAATGCCGGCTCTTGTTGTCTAAAAAATGAAAAGTCTGTAAATGATCGCCACAAGGGCAACGACTTCCGCCCCGTTCAGGATATACATCCCATACTTGTCCAGGAATTTCTGGTTTGCATCCTGTACCGAATCGGCGGCATCCTCAGATTCTTCTTTGACTTTAGCCACCAGTTCATCCCGTTCATCTGTCAGGGCCGTAATCGCCGCGGCGTATAAATCAGAGCCATCCTGCTGCAGTTCTTCGATTTTGGCATCCAGCTTATCGATGTCCCGCTGTACTTGTGTTTTTTCTTCTTCTGCCATTAGTATCATCCTCCTACTGAAAATAGTCTGTAATGCCGCGCGCAATGGCGCGGGCGAAATCATCCTGCTGGGCGATAAGTAAATCCGCTCCGTCGTCGTTATCGATGAAGTCCATCTCTACGAGTACGGCGGGCATATCCGTATTGCGGATGACGATAAGCCCGGCCATCGTCTTTACGCCCCGGTCTGTGGTGCCGATAGAATCCACAATCTGAGACTGGATGCACTGGGCCAGTTTGGTGCTTTCCTGACCGCCGGAACATTCAACCTCTGTTCCTCTCGCCTGCCCGTTGGCGGCGTTGCAGTGGATGGATACGAACACATCCGCCGGCCAGCTGTTGGCTTCATCACATACTGCAATGGGGCGGTCCGCATACTGCGAATCGTTGGCGAGATTATCAGACTGTCTCATCATCGGTCTCCACACCAGCGGCATTGAGATAGCCCTGTACCTTTTCTCCGACATCTGCGGCGATATCACATTCGCGCAGGCCCATATTCACGTTAACCGCGCCGGAATCATAGTCGAGGTCATGCCCCGGATTCAAATAAACTCTCATAATTAAAACCTCCTAGCCAATACAAATATCCGATGTAAGGATATAAATCAAAATAGCCGCAAACGTAATGGACGACAGGAAATAAAGCCCCCGCAGCATCCCGCCTATCTGGATTACGGCGATGGTACCCGAAACAACAGATACCGCTAAGCAAACCATCATCAAAATAAACATAAAGTTACATCTCATTTGGCATCATCTTCCTTTCTCTGGTAGCTCCCTCTCGGGGTGTTGTAACAGCTGTTGATTACCTTGTTGGCAACCTGCGTACCCATGCCCCCGCCGCCAGTGATACTGGCGAACGTCGGGTACAAGGACCAGTCGATATTGTAGATGACAAGGTAAATACTAACGACGGCAAAAATGAGGAACCCCGCCACTGCGATGGTTCTTGTCAGTGATGGGGACCCGTCTTCATACATAATAGATTTTACAAAACTCATTAGATCACTATCCTCTTAAATACGTAAGTAACCAGGATACAATCCCGGCTATCCCCGTGGCGATGATATACATGGAGTTTATCCTGTGATGCGCGGACTTAGCGGACTGCAGAGCTTCACGCGCGGCGATACCTATCTCGTCCAGTTCGCTGTTCCTGCTTGCGCATTGTTCATTGATTGCTTCCATCTTAGTCTCGATTCGGGCCAGCCGGTCTATTACCTCATTATTAAATTCATACTCGCTCATCATCCACCCCCGATTCGCGGCGCATATAATATATTGTAAAGGACTGATAAATCTTGAAATTAACCAACGGAGTTGGCACCTGCTACAGGCGGGCGGGAAATCGGAGGCGGTCGTGGGTCGCCAAAAAGACAATCAAAGGGAAACAAAAAATAATAGGATATTTTAAAGACTACGAGCATGGGATGTCCTTTCTTGTGGACTATAACCGGGACCCGGCATTATTTTCTAACGATATTACTTTTAAGGAATTGTACGCACGGTGGTGGGAGCCTATGCACTGCTCGGCTCGACTCTGCATGACATGGCGTTCCGCAAAGTGTTCAACCGCATCATGGGTGGCTTTAATATGCATCATGCGCTCCATGAATGCCAGCACACACGCAGCCATAAACAATAGCATACATATAATCACCAGCAATAAAAAAAGATATACCATCAATCTAGGCATACCTCGTATCTACAGCTTATCTGTTTTGGATAAGGCTACGACTAACATATTTTGTATTTTTTTTTCAACAGCTTACATTACATCCCTCCGCTGGATCAGATACGGGATCACCGCCTTTCTATTTTCCAAGGAGTTTAAAAATAAGGGTAACGAAGAACGAAATGACTGCTCCCAATAACATTGCATCTGTTTTAATTCCGTCAATGCGCTTATGTGCTGACTTTGCCGCCGTCAATGCATCCGTAGTGTCTACACTCGATTTCTTCGCGTCAGCCTGTAACGAGCGTAACTCTTCGTACATAATGTCTATTTTAGATTCCATACTGCTGAGCCGCCCAAGCAATTCTGTCTGAAAATCATGCTCACCCATGGTTAACCGCCTTTATCTATAAATTTCCTGCTCTATGGCAATGGCATTATCCCAGTGAATATGCCGAGGATATCTGCTGGGTCGCGGCTATCGGTAATGCTCACATAGACGGAGCCGACGGGGTACACGGCTTGAAGAACCTGCCCCTTGAGGTTGTCAATAGCTGTCTTATTAGACGATACATCCATATTGAGGTTGTCAATAGCTGTCTTCATCGTCGTGATGATTTCTTTTACTGTTTTAGTCAAATCTATTGCAACATTACTCATTTCTTTTAATCACCTCGTGTTCTTAACGTGTTCTTTACAGTCAATGATAAATAGCCGGTAAACGGCTAGGTTACGCCATGCATCACTGTTCTTAATGTGTTCTTTGCACTGAATACCGTGAAAATGGCTTAACCATGCCGTTCGTTAGGTCATATACGGTGCGAGTTCTTTTTCATCTTTGCAATTATTAATGGCATCGCGGATGCTCATGAACCATTCATAAGCCGCAAGCTGTTGCGCTCTGGCGGCTTTCCCGGCTTTCATCAGCTGTTCCTTTGTTACATCTGCCAACACAAGGCTATTGGATGAGTCATGTACTTTATACGGCCCCTTATCTTCAATCAAGGTAAGAGCAATCTGCCACTCACGCTGGCTGTTTTCGTCGGTGCTGAATTGCAGGTCGTCTACCGTGACAGGGGCTTCCTTCTTTGCAATATACTTGCTGTACTGAACGTTAAGCGCCTGCGCCTTTAATTCACTGAGCGTAGGCGGTACGTATTCACGGCTTGCCTTTGCTTCGATGTAGGCCGTTACGTTATCAATATAGCTGTCATAGTTGGCGTTGGGATAATCTTCATAGTTATCATCTACAAGGCACTGCTTCTGCGTATCATCGTAGATGACTTTAATAGGCAAGTCAGCAAGGCCGCTGTCTGCCTTGAAGTGTTCGGCAGTATCGCTATACTGCTCATTATCTTTAATGATAAGCACATCATTATCTAAAATCTGAAAAACTCTCATAAATTCTCCTTTCTCTACCGAGGAACTTGTGAAACACAGTCATGCAGTTAGTATTAGTTATGCTGATTTACAAGGCTCACTGACCTATACTGATGACAACAGCCTAACGGGGGGGATAAATACTGGCGTTAGTGGGATTATATCCAAAATAACTGCATGGGGCTATTACGGAGGTCCTGCGTCCAGTAATGGCGTAACAGCGGGCATCAATATAAACGCGTCTCATGGCCATAATGCAAGTATAGGCAATTCTGGCGGTAGTGGCGCTCACGAGAACCGTCAACCCTATACAGTCGTCAACCGTTGGAAGAGAACAGCTTAAGCCGTGCGTTTCCAACGATTAACAACAATGTACGGCATGCGGTTTTCATGGGGCTGACTGTTGCCGGCGGTTGATATTGTAGCACTATGACCATGAGATGCCGCAATGTGCAGATTACGCCCCATAAGGTCACTTTTATCGCTACCACCATACGATCTATAAGCATCAAAATTACCTTCTAATTGCACAATACCCCCACCGTCACGATGCCCTGGTCCATTTCCTGTAGCTGTGTTTTCCGTAGACAAATACCCGTCTAATTTAGTCGTAGAGATTGAAATGTCGTGGTTGTGTTTCACAAGTTCCTCGGTAGTGAGCTGGTGCTTTGCTTCGCCGCCCTTATCACCAACGGTTATAAGTATACGTCGTGCCATTTTCCGTATACGTGCCAGCCGATATAAGTACACGTCCTGCGTCCATCTTGACCCATGTCGTACCTGCCCACAAGACATTAGGGTCGTCGGTCGTCGTGGTTTCCCAGATACTGCCGACAGGATGAAAATAATCAAATAACTGCGCTACGGTGTAGCCGCCATGCTTTGTTGCGCTACCAGTTGTATCCTGCGTGCCGGCTGTATTGACACCTGGTAAATCTACATCAGCAGAACCATCCACACTAACACCGCCTATTTTTCGTGCGGTCTGCCATTTTGTGGCCGTCGCTGCGTTTCCAGTACAAGCTGCCGCTGTTGCCGCATTGGTGGCATTGGGAACCGTCCCTGATACAGCGACGGTCAATTTGTCATTGGTGGCATCCGCTGTAATCGTAATATTGGCACCTTGCGCGATCGTCAGCGTATCCTGCTTGCCATCTGCCTGAATCGTAATGCTGCCGACAGCCACATTGCTAAACGCATTTTGATTTACCTCCGCGCCTGTTGCCACGCCGTCCAGCTTGGTTTTGTCGGCTTTGCTCATAAACCCGCCGGCATTTTGTGTGGCATCAGAGTGCACATGCGTAGACGGTGAAAAATAAGAGGCATCTCTCCCGTCTACCTGATCCGCATTTAAATTTGCATTAACATTGCCGTTGCTGACAGGCAGTTGCCCGGATGAATTACCAGGAACCAACCCCTGCAGCTTCAAGGCATTGACAATCTGATCCTCAATGATAGCCCGCAGCTGTTCCCGCGCCTCCGCAGGGAACGCAGATAAATACTCGTCGTCTGCCGGTTTTGTGCTGTCATATGCCATATCATCACGCTCCTTTCTTCAATAAAAAAACGCCCTACGGCGTTAGTATCCTTTGATACGGATATCCGCGGTACCGCCGACGTCTGTATTGGATGCATTTTTAATTTTGATTACGCAATCACTTAGGGTCTTACTGATCAATTCGGCATGTAGGTTTTCCCCGATCGCTGCCGGAACGACCTGCTGGGACCGTGTAATAGGTATGATCATATGGTACCGTTGTGCCGCCGGTGCTGATCGTCGCTGTTAAGGCAATATCGGTGTCCGGCACATCAATTGACACGATACATTGATTGACTTCCGGCGTCTTCGTGATATCTGTCGTTTCCAGCAGGATACGGAACTGAATATACCGAAATGTCCGCTGTATCGGCTTAAATCCTTCCCAGTCCAGCCATGTCGTCCCATCCTGCGAAGTACGCACTTGCAGTGCTGCACTGCCGCCTTTTAAATTGACCGAAGATGTGAACAAGTGTTGTTACGTTACAAGTAATAATGGATGCAATATCAATGACCGCTGACGTATAGATGCCTGATGTGGCATAATTTCCATTTGAATCCTTTGCCAGCTTTAGCACGCTGCTGCCGCCGACTTCTGAAAATTTTGTCGTCGGATAATCGGACCACTTGCCGCCGATCGTCTGGAAATTGATCAGTGAAGTCCCAAATTCTGTATTGTCGTGCGTACCACTGGCCAACGCAATTTCATCGAACGTTTGGATTACATTGCGGGGCGATAAGTTGCTGACGGTCAAAGAAACACTGGCCGCCGTTTTACTGTATTTCCCGCTGCTGTTGATTGCTTTGACAAAATAGTGATAAAAACGGGCCGTATCAATGGCCATGGTGTAGTCTGTATTCGCTACCACGGTCGATACCAATGCTCCGCTGTCAAAGCTGTACCCTTCCCGTATTTCATAGCCTGTCACATCATTGTCCGGGCTTTTATCCCAATAGAGTTCCACCGTATCGCCATTCTGGTATGCCACCAAGCCGGTCACATTGGACGGCTCGACTTGTACCGTGCAGGCAATGGATACTTCATCTGAGTAATACCCGGCAGCATTCATGGCTTTAATCATCACTTTAAAAGTGCCCGACGCTGTTAATGTATAGGTGGCATACAGTTCCCGCGTGAACGGCAGCGGTTCCCCGGCATCCCAGTTGTCGCCAATCTTTACCTGGTATCCGGATAAGTCGCCGTCCGTAACTTCGGCCCAATTGATATTTAAGATGGATCGGTTGTTGCTGTCCTGCGACGCCTGAATACTGGCAACAGGATTGGGGCGCAGGTCATAGATACCGCTAACGCTTGCGGCATACTGGCTTTCATTCCCAGCTATGGTGACGGCCTTGATCAACCAGGTGTGCTGCGCTTCGTCGTCAACTACCACATCATACAATGTGCCCGCAACCCGGGGGGAAACGATCACTGCCGAATCCCAATTGCTGCCTTCTTTGATAATATAATACGCCACATCCACTTCTGCCGGTGCGTCCCATGTCAGCGTGATCCGGGTCCGATCTGTGGCAGACTGTATGGCTTTGAAATTCGTGACGTCCAGGGGCTGGATGGATGCCGTAATGTCTGTACTGGCAATCGTACTGGTATATCCTGCCACCGTAACTGCCTGTACCATATAATGCCAGGTCCCGTTGCCGGGCAGTGCGACCGTAAGCTTGATTTCTTTTGTTTTCGCCACCAACGTGCCCGCATCCCAGGATGTTCCGTATTTCACCGCATAATAGGCAATATCGCCTCCGGACGGTGCCGTCCAGGACAGCGTCGCTTTGGATTTATCCTGTGTGGATTGTGTCATAGCCAGACTGGTGACCGCATCCGGTTCCAGCGTGACTTGTTCCGCCAGCTGGGCCGCATTGGCACTGTAAAACCCTTCAGCATTACTGGCTTTGATCCAAAACGTATAACTACCAGAAGCTGGCAGCGTATAGCGTGCCGTAGTTGCTTTTGTTTTGGTAACAAGGACTATCCCCGTATCCCACGTATCGCCGACTCGTATTTCATAGTAAGATAGATCGACTTCTTTATTCGCTGCCCAGTTAAATACGGCAATGGATCGGTCCGCATCACTCTGTTGCACGGTAAATCCCGTCACGTCGGCAGGTTCACAGGTAATCACGTCCGTCACGGTCGCCTGGTTTGCGGACTCGTTATCGCTGTTATCCACGGCCACCACGGCAAACGTGTACTGTCCGGATTGATCGGCAGTGTATGTGTATGTCGTATCTGTCAAAATATTACTATGCAGGACGCCATTGACATACACCCGGTACCCTTTCAGGTCGATATCCGTATTAGCTGCCCAGGACAATTTTACTTGGGTGGTGTTGGATGTGATTTTTGTTGCCGTAAGGCCAGGAACGTCATTAGGCGGTGCATCTTCTCCCACGTCCACCGTAACAGTAACACCACTCGACTGGGACACATTGGTGATCGTTTTAATTTTAAGATAATATATCGTATCGGGATCTGTATCAAAGTCACAGGCCATGCCACCCGTTTCCATCATCTGATTCCAATTTACATTGTCCGTTGACGCATAGACAACAAATTTACTGGAATACGCACCATCCGGCAGCTGCCACGTCGCATACAAATGCGCATGTTTGGTTCCGTCTGATGCCAGCCAATGTATCTGCTTCGCTGACACGTTAATGATGTTTTCCGCCTGATTCGACTGCGCTGTTGTATAGTCCACATCTGGGATATCATAGTTTTCACTGAATACATTTTTATTGTATTCCAAGCATGTGATCGTACGTTTAAATTCTCCATCATTACTCCGGGTAATGGTCTTTACCGTGAACAACTTGGAGCCGATCGTTGTTTTGGCAATATCGCATACATCACCAACTGCTGGAGCGTCAGATGGAACAGACGACAGGGTCACTGTGACACCCGTATCATGAATCACCATATCCGATATAGGCACTACATGAATATTGTCACTGACCGAAGCCCGGTACTGAAACTGATACCTTGCCGTGCTGTCATAGTTATCAAACAGCGCGCCGACGGTCACTTGACTGCCATTGACTGCTGTAATTCTTCCGCTGCACGCCCATTCCGGCACATCGTGTGATACGGCGATCACATCGCCTGCATTGCAGGCAATGGCGTCAATCGCTGCATCAAAAACGCACGTACGGATCAGATACTTGTTGCAATACAGCTGAAATTTACCATACCGATACGCTTGCTCATAGCTGGTAATGCCATCCATCGTTATGGACGTAGATTTGTTATAGGCATCTGCGTCGTCGTAGTCGTCTGCATACACGGTAACTGTATCTCGTTCGTAGTTTTTATCTTTATTGGTAAAGGTGACTTCTACTGCATTGGCCCGATCAGAGGTTTGCAAAAACTTTTCTTCAAAGGTGCCAGCAATGATATTTCCCATACCGAACATCTGCACCGGCGTATCGACGACAGCATCCCACACGCAGCCAAACTTAACGCCAAACATCAATACAATGCCATACCCGACAGCGGCTATGTTTTTATTGATGCTTTCCATCATCTTTTCTGCCGTATTGATTTCAATGTTAATTTTTAGATTTTTACTGTCACAGAACGCAGCCCATGCAGCAAAGCGGTCATAGAGGATCAAATCAGCAGGCACACCTGTCACAACAATTTCACTCTGGTCTCCGTTAATATCAATGGCTCGATGCAGCATATCATATGCCGCCCATGCCGGATTGGTGGCATCTTTTGTTTCATAGACCTGTGTATCCGGATTATACGCTAAAATGGTAGTACGCTTTTTTATAAATGTAATACTGGGAGAACCAGATAATTGGTTCGTTGCTAATCCTTTAATGCCTACCAATCCCATGCCCGGATAGGAAAAGTCATCGTACACCACACCTGCCACACTGGTCCACCAAATTCGCGTCTGCGCCCGTGTGGAGCCTACATCTGCCCCACGGCCAATGACCATGACGCGAACGGTATATGCGCCGGAAGGTAATCCATCAATACGGAATTGCCGGCGGACGGCACTGGTTTGAGCTGCCGATATTTTTCCATTGTATAGGCCACTACTGCTAGGATCGCTTGTTTCTCCCTCCCACCACTTATTTTTATCAAGATGAGGTTCCCCACCCGAATCAATAAAGGTCACCCAGTTGGTGGTTCCGGTTACACAATACTGGGCCTTGATTTTGACCCATTCTTCACCCAGGCTGCCGTTGTCCTTGGCATAATATAGTCCGCTCGTACATTCTACCTGCACTACAATCCCTTGATTGGCATTCCCTGTTAATTCATAGGTGCGCCATCCGGAATCCAATAATTCCTGATTTAAGGACACCGTAGAAACCGTATCATTAAAATTCTGAATGCGCACCTGATTATACAGTCCGTTTCGAATATCGCAGTAAATATGTTCATAATAGCTAATTGGGTTTGCATTAATCTGCACATCGCTGATATCCAAATAGCCTTCCCCCGCTGCTAGCAGCCAGAATAAATATTGATCATCATCGTCTATCATGACAAATTTATTGAGCGTTTGACCGCCGGTCTTGACTGTCCCATACGTGATTGGGATCGCATTGCCTTGTCCGCTGGTCGTCGTAATCCCATCCCAACTATAGGTGGGGTTCGATGTGCTGTTTTCCTTTGTAGTGCCAAATACCCTGTTGATTAAGGTACCACCCAAATACATAACCGCTGCCGCTGTCAAATATCCGCCAATAGCGGCCCACCCTGTAGCAGATGCTAGAGAAGACACTCCTGCAACAGTGGCACCTAGCCCCATAGCAGCGACACTTAATGCCACCGAGACAACTATTAATAGTGGATTTTTGTGTCCGCCCTTGCCGATATACGGCGATATGACGACAAAATCCCCATCTTGGAGAATATTGTCGCCAGTTACTTCATCGGAATTAACCGCTATAACCAGTTTATCCAGTGGAACATACTGCGTAAGATACGGATCGATGTACCATGATACCGGCTTTCCTTCCTGATATGCTATTTTGTGTATTTCACGCCCTTCATAGGGGGCAAATGGATTTTTAATGCAAATGATGGTAATCATACAACAGATCCTTTATACATAAAAAAACCAGCAATGGTATGTTTCCATGCGATGCTGTGAATGGATTCAATACAAACACCTGTTTTTTCTCGAATATGAATAAACTTTCCGTCTCCGATATATACACCGGTATGATTGACCAGCGGAGCCGGCACACCGAATCGAATGGCAACAACACACGGGACGGGCAGCGGTGCAGATACGTGTTGCCACGTATCACTTCGCGTCTGCCCATGAATAATATGACTGACCTTGTCGCAGTCATCATAATCCGCAGTAAATTCCGGCAGTAGCATACCGTGCCGCCGGTATACCTCCATCACCAGCCCATAACAATCAACCCCCGTACGGATATCCCGTCCTCTGTTTTTAAAGGGCACACCGATTAAATCGGCATACGTTACATCACACATAAATGCCTCCCTGGTCAATCCCCGGAAAACCGCCAAATCGCGCACTGTTTCCGCGAGCCCGGCAGCCTGCCAGCGTATGCGGGCAATCTGTCAGACTGGACGAGCACTGGCAGCGTTTATCTTTATATTCAAAGCGGCAGCCATTTTTTAAATACCGATAAATGGGCCGTCTGGAATCCGGTGAATACGACGGGCCCACCGTGAGTGTGACAAAATTCTGATCTACATGACATTCCGATACTTCATATTTTTCTTCGATTTCCGGTGTTATGCTGTCTAAATTCTTGCTATTCACGACCCTCAGGATTACCAACCCGCCGTTAGCTCCATTGGATTGCTCCACATAATATGTCAGTGCCCGCCCCGTATTATCCAGCTTGATGTCAAACGATGGATAGCTTCCTGTGGAATCTTCCTCGCATTCCGCAATCTCCATAGGGAAAGCAATCCATTGCTGTCCGTTCCAGGTAATATCTTCCGTGTTATAACACACGCGTATGGGATCTACGCCGTCAATCGGAACTTGTAATTCCAATAAAATCAGCATCACAGAATCCGTATTCATTTTATTTTTTTCTGCTTTTGTAATAGAAGATAAGGATAGCATCGTTACACCTCCGTCAGGGTAATACTGCCACTTAATTTATCCACTTCTTTCGTGGTAAATTCTTCCTTGGATGCATACCGTACGGTATACGTTTTATTATCTAGAGGGGACGTAAACTGAAAAGCCATCGCGGCGAAATATACGGTGTTCTGCAAAAAATCGCTCAGGATATTATATTGCGCCGTCGGCAAGGCATCCCATGCCAGCTTCCATGTTTTCCTGCTTTTAGTAAATCTACGTCGTCCAACACCTGAGCCGTCTTCCATTTTCGAGACGATGGAGGTGTCCTCCACATCTACTGTTGTTCCAAAAGACGGCTGCATAATACTACTGGGAAATGTAATTGTATCCGCCAAGTTACACCATTCCTTTCAACATGGTACGTACGCCATACCGATTGTTTTTTACAATATCAATCACGGCAGAAGCCACCAGTTTCGTTCCATTGAACGAAGCGGAAGGATTCGATACTTGCAAATTTTGTCCGGATTTATTGACCAAAGTCATGTTCACAGAATGGGCCCCACCGGACGCTCCTGGGCCCTGTCCATTTGCCACTTTGCCTAGAATATCCGACGTTTCCCGTGCGTTGTATACATACCCAGGTGTCTTGTTATAAATTAATTCGGCGCCGTTTTCTCCTACTAGGGCATAGCCACTGGGAACGGTACCACCGGATGCAAAACTTCCAACCATCGATAACCCTGAACTCCACCCGGTATCTAATCCTAAAGACGTTCCACCTACATTTCCCGAAATTCCCATGGAAGATAATACACTGCCAAAATTGAAACTGGTACCACTCCCCATGGCCTTCATCACAGAGTTCATAATCAGCCCCTGCATGATAATTTTCATGGTTGTATTTAGAATTTCATTCCCGATCGATATATACAGGTTTTTCATCCGTTCTCCAAAGGATTTGTTTTCCGTCAGCAAATTAGAAAACGCACCTTCCATATCTCCGGTGATAGAATTCCAACCACTTTTCATGGCGCTTTGCGCATCCATGGTATATTGCTTTATTTCGCGTGTCTGATTTTTCCATGCTACAGAAATAGAATATTTTCCTTCTGTTGATGTTAATGATTTTAAATTTTCCATATATTGTTGTTCTAGCTTGACGCGGTCAGAAAATCCAAGATGAACATCTGCCAATTCTTTTTTCTGCTCATCCGTTACAATTTTCAATCTTTCCTGCATGTTTTTATCAACGTTCTGCTGATAATCATCATCGAAATAACCCAAATTGGTATAATGCTGTTTCCATGTTTCTGTCTGCGTATTCAAATTTTCTCGCAAACTGGTATTCGTATCATAGGTTATCTTTTTAACTCTGGCGGCCAATAAATCAATTGCTGTTTGTTTATCATTTGCGTTTTTTCCAGAAGCCTGCCAAAGTTCTTTAAATTGGTCGTTCGCGGCCGCAATTTCAGCGGCATATTTATCGCGGATTGTTTTTTCCTGCGCATTTGGCAAAATAGACAACTGGTCATTTGTTTGCGTTGTTTCTTCTATTTGTTTCCGACGGCGGATAGTCCAATCTAATATTGCTTTGTCGTTGGCATTTTTTTCTATTTCAGACGCTTTGGTAAGGGCTTCTGCCGTTCCATTGGGAACATACCTTGTAAAGCTAGTAGGTGCCAAATTCATACCGCCATTAGCGCCCAATGAAGTATAATTTCCCTGCACTTTTGATAGATATTCATCTGCTGCAGGACCGGAACCGTTGTAGGCTTTTACACCAGCCCATACATCGCCACCTTGTTCCGCTATTTTACGATTTAGGATGGATATACCCGCAAGAGCATTTTGCTCCATATCGGTTCGCCAATTCGAATATAAATCATTGATCCCATAATCACTGGCAGATTGTTCCGTTATCTGCATCATCCCGCCGTTAGGATCCATATTGATGCCGTTCAGCGTATCGCCGCCGGTTTCCCGCATGGCAATAGCAAGCATTAAACTGGCGTCGGAATTTGTTTCCTGTGCAGCTTTTATAATAGCTTTTACTTCGTCCGTCTGCGCTAATAGCTGTGTCTGATTACTTTGTATTTGGTCGGATACCGCTGCTTGTTCTCCTGCTACAGGAGAAGTTGATGAGGACTGTGCTGCTTCGTCAGGATTTCCCAAATGCAAATGCGGACCGGTCCCATGAGGATCATCGATAACTTCTTGAATCCCTATAGATTTAGCATAGGCAGCTAATTCATGGAGTGCCGGACTATTCCAATTTAATTCGCTCCAAGCAATATCTGCACCCAATCCCTGATAATGCCATGAATTTCCCGCATGTTCGCCAGAGGCCCCCGACGTTATCGTTGCATCGGGAATACCCAGCTCTTTTGCTTTCCATAGCACTTTTGCAACAGCATTTTTCATACCGTCTGTTAATCCTTCATAATCTCCCGTTAAAATACTTTGATCGCTGTTTCCGCCCGCTAAATGCTGTGCGGTAGTAAAACTTAATGTTTTTAAATTGACAGCGGCTCCATGAATAGATTTTACCAAATCCGCCCAATCTTTTTTATTTTTTGCCGTATCCTGCTCTAATTGAGTCCCGCTATATTTTAATAGCTTTTCGTTTTCTGACGCTAAAATACCGGAAATCTTTTCATTTGCCTGCTGGATTTTTTGTGCATTTTGTTTGATCGTTTCGGCGTATTGGTGATTGGCTTCCGCAATTTGCTGTGCCTGATGCGCCGCTTCCTTCGCCGCATTTTCGGCAGCTTTTTCTGCGGCCGTTTTTTTACCGGAGTCTTCGCTATCATATTTACCTGTAACGGCACCCATCATGGCGGCTATTTTCTTTTGGGTATTTTGATAATCTGGATCGTTAGCTTGTAATTCTTGAATTTTCAAATATCGTTCTTGCTGGCGTTTTTGCTCTTCCGCCTCTTTTCTAATGGTTTCTTCTTCATCCTTTGCAGCACGATCTTGCGCATTTTGCGCATCAATACCAAGTATCGCTGTTTTAGTATCAATTGGCATATCCGATATTTTTTTAGTATACTTTGGTCCATCAGGCGTTCCATAATCAAAGATGCCTTCAATACTTCCATCTTTGTCAACGATATACTGCTGACCATTATACGTGACGGTATGCTTATCATTCCAATCTTTTTGTTCTTTGGCAAATTGATATAGTTTGGTTAATGCATAGCCAATAGCAATGGCCACTCCTATCCATCCACCTGCCAGAGCAAATGCCGCATCCTTTAATTTGTTTACAGCCGTCAACGCAACTCCACCGGCAGTCACTGCTTTTTCTCCCGCAATCGTAGCCGTTGTTCCAGTTGCCGAAAAAGCACCTACGGTGCCATTCGTAACTGCCATTAATTCTTTTTGTGCTAATCGGCCTGCAGTCGCACCTTCTGTTACTTTGGCACCACCTACAATGGACGCCGCCCCTTGTGCATCCAGTGCCAGCGTTGACGCCAATATACTGTCAGCTAGTTCAAATTGCCCCATTTTGGCAGCAGTTGTGGCCTGTACCATTCGTTCTGCCATGAGTTCAGCTGCTGCACCTTCTTCTTTTAAAGATAAGGTGTTCGCAATAATCCCTGCCGCCACCGTTTCTTCTCCGGCAATTAATTGTGCATTTGCTTGCGTAAATGCCAATTGTACGCGTTCTACCGCTGCCACTTTTTCAGCTTCTGCCGCTACGGTCGCTCGAATAGCCGCCGCTAATTGAGTTTCACCCATCGCCTGCGCTACCACCGCCGTTTCTGCGGTAACGCCGGTTCCCACCAATTTGGCTTGCATGGCTTGCTGTGCCGCGGTGATAGTTGCTTGTCGTTCAGCTAGGGCGGCCTTTTCTGCAGCAACAGCTTGTTCTTCTAGTTGGGTGCGTGTCTGAATAACCGCCCGCCCCAGGAATGTTTGCGCTTCTGCCGCTCCATGAATCGCATTTTGGTAATCTACCACGTATGTATTTAATTTACGAGCCACCCAGGTGCCAATCAGCACTTCGCCCATCATGGCCGCATGCTGGGATACAAAATCGATTCCTATGCCCAATCCAGTTAGCGCCGGGATTGCAATTCCTTTGATGTCATTGGCAAATTCTTTCACTTGACCGCCAAAATTCATGACAACTTGACCCGCTTCTTGAACCTTTTCAATCATATCCGGATTCACAAATTCTACTTGATGGGTTTCATTGTTTACCTTCACAAATTGATTTGCAATAGCCGCCATTTCATCTGTTGCCGCCTTGAATGTGGTATCTAATCCCACCCCTCCGACACGAGCAATAGATTCTTTCAGGTGATTCCAGCGCCCTTCGAGGGATTCCAAGTACTTCTGATTGGCTTGCATTTCGCCTTGCAGTCGCTTGGATAAGAAATCAAACAAACCTCCGGCTGATTGCTTGGCCTGTGCAATATCTTCACCTGTAATACCTAGGAGCGCGCCCAATTTGGTACGTTCCACATTTTTCCCGCTAATTAAATCCTGTACGTCCCGCATTAAAATATTGCCGTTCAACCCCATAGCCTTCCCTGTGGTGGTAAGTGTGCCGGCTAATTTTAAAGTCTGGTCTAAGGTCATACCAGCATTTAATGCGTTGGGAATCATGCCGCGGAACACATCAGATATTTCTTTTGTTGATGCACCGGTTACCAATGCCTGATCACTTAAATCAGACATCAGTTTTTTAGACATTAGTAACGATTGGTTCCATGTCAAATCCTGCCCATTTAGCTGGCCCATAGAAATTAACGAACCGGCCAAAGAAATACTACCGGTCTGCATGGTAGTATAAAAATCAATGGCTTCCCCGACAGTTGCATGCAGGGCTTCTCCTAATCCCTGCACACCAGCAATGGCCATCGCATACCCGCCCGCACTCGCCAATACGGCATCAAAGGACAAGGCACTGGATTGCGCACCTTTAAAACTGGTATTTAAGGAACCGACACCCGTTCCTAATCCCTGGACGCCCCTGGACGTTTTTTCAGCGGATTGTAATACGGACTGAAAGGCGCCTGTTGCCTGATCTTTTCCGATAATATTAATTTGTACATCATTTGCTGCCATGACGCTCACTTCCTTTTTATTTTCTCACGAGTCCGCTGAATCGTATCCCATTCCAATGCCTGCAATTTATATATGTCACTGGGCGTAATTTCAACATCCATCATCTCTGCTATCCGATATATGCCAGGATAGTCTAATCCCGTCAGCAGCGGTTCCATCCCGCCGCTCCAATTCCATTGCGTTTGGCAGTGCAGCCACAGATGATATACCCGACGATTCATAGGCATCAACTGTGGCGGTTGGGCTTCACAGGTACTGCAATCTGTGTTCAGATGCTCGTCCCGACACATTTCACAATAGGCAGACCATTCCGACACCCACTGCCAAACCTTAATTAGTTTTTTTCAGCTAACTCATCCTGATAGGTAGAGGCAAACGTCATCCGTGCAAAAACAAGGCATACCGTATTCGGCAGATTGGAAAAATCGTGTTCTTTATATACCGTATCTAAAATCCAATCGTAGCAATCCTCCTGTACCGCAAAGGGATTTCGTTTGTCTGTGACCTGCAGCTTCAGATAATTCAAATTCGCTTTATCCAATGCCTTACGCTGTTTACGAGTAATCATTCGGATTTTGGGTAATGTACCATCCGCAATCAACGTTTCCACATATTCCTGCTGTTTGGCATATACTTCCTGTGCCTTTTCTTCTTTTGTCAATTCATTTGCCATAGTTCTCTCATTCCTCCTGTTATTACTCCGCATACGACGAAACATCATTAATTAAGGTAACGACGATTGCCGAATTATCACTGTTATTGGCATAGTAGCCGTTATAACTTAACGTGGCCATCACACCTTTAGGCCCATCCACGGTAGGTGTCGCTCGTTCCAGCAATACTTCCGGTATTTTAAAGCTCAAACTATACGGGCCTTTGGAAAATACCATTTCCAACGATGTTTCCGTACCATTAATCGCTTTATCCAGTAACGCCGTGTCCGTGAATAATACTTCAACGGACCCGGATACTTTGGCAATACCTTCGTTAATACTGGGCCGCGTTGCGCCGCCGTTCAGGCAGTACGTATCTCCATCTAATCCATTATCTACATCAAGCTGCATTTTTCGGCAGGTAGCTAGTGTATTCCCGCCTTCCTTAACGGTGGCATCGATATTATTAAACCGTAGAATCTCCAGTATCGTCGGAGACGCGGTCATCGGCGCTGTTTGTTCGATTTCATTGGCGGCCATCATATCCATGGTATAGGTCTGTTCATTGTTCCCTACCTGACCGGTAACAGAAAACTTATTCACTTTAGACCCGACATACCGGAAATATTTGCCAATATCTGTAAAACCTTTTTCAATGGTCATAGACGGTACGGTATCGCCGACTTTAAATACATGCTGATACAACGCCGCCCCTGCCGTGATAACGCCAGCGGTCATATTCATCATCCCGCTAATATCTGTCCCGGACCCTGCCGCAGTTAGGACACTCACTGCCGAAGATGCCCCTGTAGTGCCAGATGTTATCGTAAATTTATTTGTTCCTGCATCAAATGTCACGGTCGCGCCAGTAAATCCAGTCGTCGTCCCTGCCGCACGTAGTGCCGTCTGAATCAGCGATGCCACATTAGTCATGGTAGTTGCGGATGCAAACGTAATTCCGGTAACAGATTTTGCTGTGCCATCGATCGACACCGAAAAAGAGCCCGTGGTGATCGCCTTCCATGTTGCAATATCCGTGCCGACCGCAGAACTCGATACAATATTTCCAGCTGCACTAAGAGACGTCGTTGTGGGTTCCCCAAATACGGCCGTTAACACATTGCCAATATTACGGACGTCCATTGGCGATTCAATCTGCCCGGACACATCAATTTGTCCCAAAGCCGGTGCCGTAGCGTCCCTGCGGCCCGTAATCGTTTTGGATTCAATTAAATTTTGTTTACTTGTTAAGGCATTTTTATTAATCGGATGGCGATACGTCGTCCCTGTTGAGGGCTGTACACCATAGGTCGATTCAAACATCAGGTTTGTAATCGTTTTAATGCCTTTTGCTTGCATTGCCATATGTTACCTCCTAATATGTTATTTCTTCACCCATAGACGGCGTGATATTCGTCGTCGCTACCAGTACGCCGTTCCACTGTGGGAAAATAGCTTCTGAGGGTGAAATATCAAAATCTATATGAGATATAGGCCAGCCCTTGGATTCCGCACAGGCTTGCAGTTCTTCATAGATCAGCTGCCCGAAGGCATTACACTCCCGCATACCCAGCATGTCTATCAAAGACGCATTGGGATACGAATCGAACGGGACAATGTTACCATCGGCAGCAACCTTATCATTGGATATAACCCACGCAATCCCCAATATATACGAAAACGTCCCCTCGTCGATTCCTTCTACTTTATGTCCCGGCATTATCAAAATAAACGGGCAGTTATCTTCGTCTGGAAGTTGACGCGGCGTAGTTCCCATTAAAAACGTGGGCGATTTGCCATATTTCTCCTGACAAAAATTTTGAATGACCGTCGATGCCTGAAGAGCCTGCATCCAGGCATCGGCAATCTTATATAACGATAGTGTCATTTCCATTTGGTTTACCTGTATACCTTATACGTACGCCCACTGCTTGCCGCAGAGCGCTGCGTATTCCCCATAATGTAAGACAATAATTTATCCTGCATGGCTTGCGCCGCCACGGCAGAAACATCTGGCAGCACAGGCGGGAACGTCGGACGGGATGCCGTGTGTAACTGGTTCTTATCAGCTGATAATTTAATACCTGCCGCCGCAAAAGCCCGCCGTAACTTATCCGTTACCTCTGTCGAAAAACCTTCCTGTTGTTTGCTTCCAAGATACACGGCTGAATGGCTAAGCCACCCAACCGTTACGCTCCCTTGATTAGCACGGCTGCTGTCGTACCCAACGGCTCGCTGCAGGCGCCCCATGGGGGAATACCGAGTTTTCCCCGTATTCCCAAGGGCGATATCCAGGGCTCTGCGCATCTTGTCCGGCATCATGGGGGCATAGGCTTGTCCACCCGGCGCCCCTGACTGAATGCCCGATTTAATAACCTTTTGGGACTTCCACGCCGCCGACTTGAGCGCGCTGGCAATCCATTTGGGATTGTTTGCAACCAGCTGCTTCAAATAGGGCGTCGCCATATCCTCGTATGTGATTTGCAATTGCATTACTGCAGCCTCCTCACCGATACGCCGGACAATCCGGACGTAAAACGAACGTCATAAACGCCGTTCATGTACGCTTCTATTGCCACAAACGTATACTTGATGCCGTGATACAGGATGAAGTCCCCGGCATGGGGTTGGGGGACGTCCGCTTCCCGTATGGTGAAGGTAGCCTCCCCATAACTTTTATCAACCTCTTTGGGATTTCCTTTCGTGCCTGTCGCTGTGCCGATATCAGCCAATACATAAATGGTTTGCTCAACTCCTTTGGAGACATAGGCGGCTTCTTCTGCAAATTCGTCCGCATTAAACAGCAATTCGGCCATTTCGGTTCCCATGTCATTCTGCAGGCTCATTTTCGGGTACCCCGTTTGGCAACCCGCACCGGTTCCACCGGAGGAAGCTGCAGTCCTATATCATCCGCAACGGGTTCTGGATCATCCTGAACTGTTTCTTCATGCGGCGTTTCTGCTGCAGGCTGCAACAGCCGCAGTTCTCCGTGACTGGCGGCGACCAATTTCTTCGCTTCGGCAGCGTCTACGTCCGGAATGATATCGCCTGCCTGGTATTGTTTGCCGTTATGCCGGACACAAAATCGTTCTACTAAAATTTGCACGGTATATGCCTCCCTTAAAATGCTTTAATCGTGTACCAATCGTCAATAAATTCTGGTTTCGGTACGCATTTACTGGCCACCCTGATTTTCAGTGAGTCAGCCCCTGTATCCTTCCAGATTTTGGGCACTGTTTTGCCTTCGTACGTACGAAATTCGCCGTCATCTTCTAACTGGGTGATAGATCCGAAGAGCTGCGAACCCCGGCCGGAATTAGCCACAATAAAATAGCCGTCCGGCAGATATTGCTGCAGCGTACCGGAGCCGTCATCATACACGCCGTCATAGGCGTAAATGTCCAGGTTTAATTCAGACAAATACCCGTACCGAATAACGCCCGGAGAGGTGATTTTGGGCTGGAATTGCATCAATGCCACATTATCCCGGCTGGGAATCATGAGAATATCCAGCATACTTTTGTTTTTCAGCAAATACTGGCACGTTTTCCAACTCCCAAGGGCAATGTTCGGTACGCGGCCGCTATTGCGAGAAACCGTCTGCGCCACGGTCTTGATTTGATCGTAAATATCTGCCGTATACGCTCCATTACTGTCTACAGTATCCCATTTATCATTTCCGGACATGGTGGCTTTCTGCGTCCAATCAGCATAGGTTACGGTATCCTGAATCTTGTTTTTCCCATCTTCTGCATACCCGGAGACCTCAAATTCTCCATAAATCATGAGCTGGGCACACATCCATTCAATCGTACGGGTCGTCATGTCCTGCAGTTCTGCCATATCCTGTGCCCGCAGTGCCAAGGCCCGCTGTTCGGGTGTCTGTGTGGAAAACATTGCTTCCCCGAATCCCCGTTTGTCAATATGCTGTACCGTAATCAACCGGGACGGTGCCATCATGGGCGGTTCGTATTCTTTGGTATGAAAGCCGTTCCGGTCTACATTGACACTGCCGGAGCCGTTCGACACAAACGGTGCCAATACTCGCGATCCCTTGCGGTAATCCATCAATACGCTTTTAGTAGGAAAGGTCACGGTATTGGGAAAGAAGGTATCCCGGAATAAGGTCTGCGGCGGATAGGATTGTTCCAATGCCTGCAGCAGCAAATAGGTGTTATTTAAGTCTAAAGCCATCGTAAGTCACTCTCCTTATTGAATAGACGTCAAATAGATGTTGAGATTGCGCAAGGCATCTTCATGAGAAGCTGCGGTATCGGTACCGCCAAAAGTAAGTGCTTCCCGGTTGAAGGTGCCTGTTACATAAACCGGCGCTACCACGTCGGCACTGGTAGCGTCGACGTCTTCTGCTAAGATACAATTTCCGGTCTGACTGCCATCTGTCTTGGTACTGTTTGCCAAAGTAAGCTTACCTGATGCCGTGATTTTCCCTAGCACACTGCCGCGAGATAGTTTCCCGGAGCCACTTACAATGGTTTCGTTGTGCAGGATCGCGGCCGGTTCGGTACCACCGATCAAGTTATCATACGTAAACGTGTTGATTGCATTCACTAATTCTGCCATTATTGAGCCCTCCCATTCTTTCGATTAATGACTGCCGCCATCATCTGGATAGCCTGCGCGTTTTCATTCTGCTCGGTCTGCTGGGCACCCCCGGTCGCCGCTACGCCTGCTGCGCCGGATGCCATGTTGTCTTTGATCATTTGCGCCATCATCTGCGCGCCCGTATTGGCCGGCGGTACTGTTTCTTCTTTTTTCGGCGTATTCGCTTGAATCGTATCCACCACAAATTGGATACTCTCTGCCGTGCCCCCCTGTGCGACAGCATTTTGTACAATCGTATGAATGGCCCCATTTTCTGGATCATCCATTGCCTGTAATGCCGCAATTCGCTTCCGCTCGTTGGTAACGGCATCCTGCACCAGGGTATGTATAAATTCCGGGTACTTGGCTTGTAACTCTTCCGCATTTTTAATGACTTCCATGTTGGTATCCTCCTGTTTCTGTGTCTGACTTGTTTGGTTTTGCATGATAGTAAAAAAATCCTTCATCGACGTACGGGCCGCATTGTATATAGGCATACGGCTAAAATTGAGCACCGTTTCTGGTGTGGGATCTTGTCCCATAAATAAAACAGCCGTAGCAAAGTGATTTTCTACCGCTGTTTTTGCGTCCATATAGGTTTCGTTGTCCATAAAATCGGATAACGCTTTCGTATCCAGCCCCGTCCCCAACTGATATGCATTTAAGATGCCTGCTTTTACCGTGTCCAGCACATCCGCATATTTTCTGAAATCGCTGGCATAGCCGGCGTCAATTCCCATTAACGGATTATGTACCATAAAAATGGCCCCTGGCGATATGTTGCGTTCATCTCCTGCCATAAAGGGCACGGTTGCCGCGCTCATGGCTTTTCCATCAATATTGGTAACAACCTTCGCACCCGTACTTTTATGTTTCATCAGCGCATTATAAATTCCCGTCGCCGCAAACACGCTGCCGCCGTAACTATCAATCCAGACGGATATATCCCGCCCGGCATAGCTTTCCAGCTGCGTCCGGAACGCATTGGGCGAGGAACACGCCATGCCTAACCATTCATAGATCCACGTATCGTCATCATCGACAATATTTCCGTCCAACCGTAATTCAACGGGTTCATCTTTGTTTTTTTCCTGGAAATTCCAGAATTTTTTCATATCGTAGCCCCCTTAGTTTTTGTTTCGTCATCATCATCCGGATCGCTGTTCTGAGCCGATTCTCCCTGCTGTACGCTGGGATATACGGGCAGGTCTTCCTGTTCCAGCTTCGCCTTTTCAATGGACAGCCGTTCCACGTTTTCATCCCAGCTGGTTCCAGTCATTTCCATGGATTCTTTTTCCCGGGTACTAAACCCGTACAACACCCGGGCACTGGCGGCCTGCGCTTCTTTTACTGGATCCAATACGCCCATTACCGGGCCATACCATTCGGTATTACACCATGCTTTATGCAGCAGCGGATCATCAAAAAAGCCTGGGGCCTCAATCCGTCCCAGGAATACGGCTTCTGCCATCCAGGCCTCATAGGTCGGCTGACAGAAATCACGGGCAAACCATTCCCTTCGCATTTTAAATTCAGACCACGCCTGCAGCAGAGCTGCCCGGCTGGCTGTATACGACGAATTGAACGATTTGATTAATACTTCATACGGCTGTCCAATGGCAGCCCCGATTTGCTTAATCAATTCCCTGGTAAAGGGTTCGAACGTCGATAAGCTGCGCTGTGAATCGACCGTTTTCACATCATATCCCATTGGCAGCGTATTCATCGTACCCGGCCCCAATTCCATTGAATTTGGGTCCAAGGGTTGCCGCGGTATCCCATTTAATTGCTGGACCACCGCTTCCACCGGCTCCACGCCGTCAGCGTGGGGCATGGATTCGGTAAAAAACAACGTAAAAAAGGCCTTAATAATTGCCGCCGTCAATTCTGCATTGCTATACCGGCTTACCTGCTTAATCACTTCGATCACCGGTGCCAGATACGGGACGCCCCGGTATTGTTCCGGCCGTTCATCGTGGCTGATCTGCAAGATGTTAGGAAGCCCAGTTGCTGCGCCGAACGCCTCTACCCTGGCCCAATCGGGATTCTGGGATAAATTCGTAGGATCATAGGGATAGCGGTTGCAAATATGATACGCTACCACCCCGCCATCACTGTCAATTTCCACGCCATTAACAATGCGATTGCCATTATCTGGATTTTGAACCACCACGGACCAGGGCACGACAGCTCCAATCAAAGCCTGTACTCCAGGGTTGCAGACGCGCGTTCCTTCAATCAACTGCAGGCGCAACAGATACGGCATATTGGGTCGAGGCGGTTGATACCGAAGCACAGCAAAGGCGTCGCCATCTACCAAATAATCAATATAGGCCATATCCTGCATATCATAGAAATTGTTTTTGCGATAGATATCGCACAGTTTAGATGATGCCCATAGGTCAAATTCTTCCTGTGTCCGTTTGCCCCATATCGCCGCTTCTGCAGAGGATATTCCCAATAAGCCGTATTTGGGCCGTGGGCTCACACGCAGTCCAGAACCAATCACATTGGTGCGGGACGTGCGAATAGCACCCGTAGCCACCGGCGTTCCCATATATAACTCAGCCGATCGCGCCCGCAAGGTAGACAGGTTGACGTCAATATCTGATTGCGGACTGCTGCGGATTGGATTCCATGCTGCCAGGCTGCCTTTCCGGTGACTGGCCCCCGTCTCTGAATATCCGGTATTGGTAATACGGCGCTGAATAGCAGGACTACTTGTCGGCATACGGGCTTTATTTTTTGTTTTTATCTTACGATTGTTTCTTTTCATTTACTCATCCCTTAGCACAATCCGCTTCGCCCGGCCCCGGCTGCCGCTTCCCGTCCCGGCCAATAATTGATTGATGCCGGCACTAATATCTGTAAGATTCGCACGCCTATTTTTAAAATCTTTTTTTTGCCACTCCTGGCTTTCCAGTGCTTTTTGTTCGGCATCTACATAATGCTGTAAGCGCTGTTGCTGAATGCTTTCGTCTGCCATTTATACAGACACCCCTTTCTTAAAACAGCCATACGTCGGCGGTGATGGCTTTTCTGCAACGTATACAGATTCTTTTAAATCATGTTCCCATTTATCCCATTCGCGAGTCGTACTACGCATACAGGCGAAATTGTATACTTTTAAATCCAGCGGTTCATTACGATGATCGGCTGCAATATTAACCCATTTTTGAACCAGCTTACCTTTTTCCATTTTGGTTACCAGTCGTTCCGACAGCAGCCCCTTAAAATATATCCGGTCATACCCACATCCTTCCTGATCTGGGAAATGCATATATTTAGGCCCGGGTTCCGTGATATCTATCAATCGTTGATAGATATACTGTTTACCGTCATTGACTCCCAGCAAAATTACCGTTAAATTGGGATATCCTTTCGCCTTCACCAATCGCTCTACGACGGGAACACCCCAGGAATGGGACCCTTGAATGGCAAATCGTCCTTTGATCTCATTCGCCTGACAATATTTATATACGGCATCGGAGTAATGTCCGCCATGATCAATAAACGTACGGGATATTTTTTGCCCCATACCATTTTTAAAAAAGTACACATGATCCAGTATTTCATCCAACTGATCCCATGTGCTGTCTTGATCTGGTACACCGAGAATCGTTCCTTTCTGAATCCCCCATTGTTCTTCTCCTTTCCCCCATCCGGAGACTTCATATTCCAATCGGTTATCCTGTGTGTCGACAGCCGCCGTCAGCAGCAACACGCCATCCGGAATTTCCGCATCATACGGCTCTCTTCGGGCCAGCAACGCATCCACATCTTTTACATTGCTGGCTGGGTTATATATGTCCGCCAGACGGGTGTTGACAAACGTTTTTAGCGTTTCTTCATCTTCTTTAGCAATCAGGTATTCGGCAATGATCTGTTTCCATGTCATCCAGGGACTGGCAAAGGCATTGACATGAAAGGATCGGGTATCCTGCGCATGGGGATTCTTGGCGATATACTGCTGCGGCGCATTGCGCATATCCTGTTCCGTAAATGCGAACCCGCAGTCCGGGCATCGCCACGCGACATCCTTGACCTGGTAGGATTTCGCCCCGTTAACGTCGAAGGTATCGGCCTCCCATTCCATATGATCCAGACTGATCCAGTGCCATTCACCGCAGTTGGGGCACTGATACATCCATTCTTCCTGCGTCCCTAACTGATATTCCCGGTAAATTCGACTGGTAACGTCTGTCGGCGTAGAAAACAGGCCAATGATATGATTCCAGAAGTTAGAGGTTCGTTTAATTCCCAGATCGACTGGATCTCCTTCAGAACCGGCTGATTTTTCAAACCGGTCTACTTCATCAAATAACAGCAACCGGATAGACCGTTTAGCCAATCCGGACGGCGCATTGGATCCTACCAGGGCCAAATAGCCGCCGGGAAAGAGTTTCTTGAGAATAGTGTTA